AAAGAAGAAGAACGGTTATCGGGTTAAGTGGGGCGGCAAAACGACTGCGAAAAGCACCAGCAAGAAAAAGGCCGAAAGCCAGCTTAATCTCCTGCGAGCGGTTGAGCATGGATGGAAGCCGACTGGGAAGAAATCCACAAAGAAGAAAGGGCGCAAGTAATGGGAAAGACGGCACGAGGCAAAAGGGACGGCACCGGACCATATAAGAACAGCCATCAACGTAAAAGTGGTGGTGGCGGCGGCAGGCGGGAACAATGCTATAAGGGCAAGAAGAAATGAACATGCAGCAAGAGGACGCCATACGCCAGGCGAATGACGTATTGAAATCAGCTTTTACCAACTTCTACGGTTCGGTGAGATTCAACTTGCATCCGCACCGGCAGGAGGCTAATGTCAACGTGACATACACGATAGGCGATGCCGACATCGAACAGAGTAAGAAACTGACAGACAGAAAGGGGTAATGATTATGGCAAAGGCGATTATCGTAATTATTGTGACGGCATTGATATTGACTGTAGCTATTGCGGTTACCGAGCCAGATGCGCCGGTGATTGTCGATCCGAGTGGGCCGCCGGCAGCGCCAAAGGTGGCCTTGATAGACCGCCTGACCAAACCGCCGGCGGAGTATATTGCTGACTATGGAGATACAATCGAGTCCAGGCTTGTTTACAATTTTCTTATCCTTCGGTCCAATGATGTCGCCATAGCATCGACGATAAACAAGCTACACCCGGCCATACGCGGCATTGACAACTAAATAAATCAGCCTCAGGCAGGGCTAATTCGACAAACGAACCCCTGCGCACGCGGCAAGTGTAATAATCACGTTGCCGATGCGCAGGGGTTTTTTATTGGGTAAGAACGTACACGGAATCGTTCACCGTTAAAAATTTTATTGGAGAGCCGACAAATGGCAAATGAACACGACAAAGACGTAAACACGGACGATCAGTTCGTCGCTGATTCAGATGTAAGCCAGCCCATCACTGGCGAGGGCGATACTGGTCAGCTCGCCCCTGACCAAGAAGGCGTAAGTCCGCCCGCCACGGACGAAAACAGGGTGCCTTTATCGAGGCTGAATGAGGAAATCCAGAAGAAGCGCGATGCCGAGACCAAGAATGAGCTGTTGCAACAGCAGCTTGCGATCATGCAGCAACAGCAACAGCTGATGCCGCAGGCCCAAACGCAGCAGCCGCTCACCACTTATGAGCAGGCCATGAAGGATTTGGGCTACGACGCGGACTATTTGACCGAGGCCGAGCGGATTCAGGTTTTCCGAAGGAAAGAGCAGTTGGATAACCAGCGGTTCTACCAGCAGTCGATAGAGCAGCAAAACCGAGCGTTCATGCTGTCACACCCTGACTACGGTGAGGTCGTTGGTAAGATCGATCCGGCAACACGAATGGTCGTGCCATCGGCAGAAATAACTGAAATCTTGCAGCGAAAGCCCTGGCTTTACAATGCTGCCACGGCAAGTGCCGAAGGCGCTTACAACATCGTCATGGAAGAACGGCGGTTGAAAGAATTGGAAAGCAAGTCTGGAACGCTATCTGCCGCCGACGCGGCGCAAAAGGCCGCAGCCAGGACCGCTCCGATGAGCGGCTCTGCCGCCGGCGGCGCTGCCGGGATTCCAGGTGCCGAGAACGTCGCGGCGATGAAAACAGCCGCCGATGTTGCGGCGATGGAAGCGCGAGTAGCTGCGGGAGAGTTTGACTAACACGAAAGGATAAAACAATGGCAAGTAAAAGCGTTATGACAACTTCGCAAGTTGATCATCCGATTAACATCTATTACCAGAAGAAGGTGTTGACTCGGGTGATGGCCAAACTGCTTTACGCGCAGTTCGGCCAGAATGTGTCCATGCCCCAGCATTCTGGGGATACGACCAAGTGGCGCAGGTGGAGCAATCTTCTGGCCCAGACCACACCTCTTACCGAGGCCGAGGACCCGACCCCGATTCTGATGTCGAAAACCGATATTTCGGCGTCGATCAGGGAATACGGAGCCGCGACCAAGATAAGCTCATGGATGAAGTTCACGGGCATATCCAGCGATCAGGACAACATTGCAAACGTCCTTTTGGACAATATGCGGCTGACCCTGGACACGCTTACCCGGGACGTGGTTTGTGGTACGGCATCGAACACCACTTGCAGCAATGGCAGCGGAACGGAGACATACCTGAACAAGACGGACATCGACACGGTTGTTACCAATCTCGAAGGCGAAAACGCCATGATGGTAACTCCCATGCTCAATGCCGCAGTCGGCCAGGGAACCAGTCCGATTCGGGAGGCTTACATAGCCATCGGCCATACCAATCAGAGGCCGAGGTTGGAAGCCGTTTCCGGGTTCAAGCATGTGGTCAATTACTCTCAGCCCGCTGACAGGTATCCGGGTGAGTTCTGCTCGACCGGCGATGTTCGCTGGCTGCTGACGACCAATGCGTACACCTCCGGCAGCAATTACTACAACATCATCATGGGCAAGGAGTTCTTTGGCAATGTCAAGATAGACGGCAACAGTTCCGACAAGCCGTTAATCTTCACTCCTGCCGACAGGACCGGGTCGCCATTGCAACGGTTCAGCTTCCTTGGTTGGTTGCAGAACTACGCCTGCCGGATACTCAACGACAATTGGGGCCACGCGCTCATATCGACCGTGTAAGTGGTTTCCAATAAGGGTTTCATGAAAACAGAAAGGAAAAAACGATGAATCAGATAAGAGTAGGACATTACGAGCAGGACGGCGAGGACGTTTATCTGCCGCTCGGCTTTGTGCCTGATTACATCCGGCTCGTGGACTTCCATACCGACACGAACATAATCGTGTATGAGTGGTGGGAAAGGATGCAGGATGATCAAGCTACCGGCAAGCAGGAAGGTATTTCCTACACCGAGGGCGTCACAGCCAACCTTGCCGATGATGCGGGCATCCAAGCCTACGACACCGGCAGTCAGGCTCCGACGATCGGCGAATGGACGGCATCGACCGCTTACACCGCCAGAAGCGCTACGGCCAACGGCAGCTTTGTCAAGGGTACGACCTCCGGCACGAACAATCTCGGCCAGGACGTTGACAGGGAAGCCATATTCGAGTGCGTTACTGCCGGAACGAGCGGAACGACCGAGCCTACGTGGCCGACCGCGCCCGGAGAAAACACCGCCAGTGACAACGGTGTGGTGTGGCAGCTTGTGACCGAGCCGACATTCCGCGGCGGGTATCAGGGCGTCCTGATCGCCGACAACATCCAAACGGACGGCCAGGAGATGTACTACCTGGCGATCAAGGCTGATGACAGCCGCGATCACGGCGATGTATCCGGCTGGAGCGGCGGCGTCGATCTGGATTGGAAGTAATTTTTGAAACCAACTAAACAGATTAGAGAAAGGATTTGACGATGGGACTACGGGAAAAGACAAGGGAAGAATTGTTGGAACTGGCCAAGGACTTCGATCTGAATGTTCCGCACAATATCACCAACACTGTTTTACAGGACAGGATCGAACGCGCTGCCATTGCCAAAACGGTAGCCAGGGAGGAAGAGGTTCGGGCCGAACTGCAAGCGAAAGCAAAGCTGCGACAGGATATTGCCGAGATAAAGGCGACAGCCGAACTCGAAGGTTACGCCATCGAGGTTCCCGACAATCCTACGGCAGAAGACATTATCAAACTTCGCAGGCAGATAGGCTTAAAAAAAGCCGAACCCAAGCCCTCACCGGAAACGGTGGCTATCGAAAAGAGCAAGCGGGTGTATGCGATCTTCCACAATCTTGAACAGGACGACTTGGATATAAGATGCAATCCTGGCGGAAAGTATCGGTTCCATTTTTGGCCGAACAGGGTTCATGTAATTCCTCAGTGCTTGATCAAGATATTTGCCGATAGGTGCGTAAACCCGATTTATGAGCGGCAGCGCGACCCAAATACCGGCGAAGTGGTGTCCAAGCGTGTAGGTACAAAGCGGAGATTCATGTTCGAGGTCCTCGGCCAGGCGGATGACAACGCTTCCTTCGGCGTGGTTCTTGACGATAAGACTTTGAAGAAAATCAAGGAACAACCAGTTGACTCGTAAGGAGTGACAATCATGAGACGGGTAACTTTTAGTGACGTCGATTCTACCGATGAGATTGCCCGGATGTTCAAC